TATTAGCAGCTGCTTTATTAGGTGGCCCATCAGCTAAAGCACAAGACCCAACTGCATTTGAAAAGGCAAAAGGTATATTTAAAAATGTAGTATCACAAGTACAAAATAAAATACAAAAACAATCTAAAACTGATACTGTATTTATTAAACAACAAGATGCTCCTTTAAGATTAGCTAAATTTAAAAACGATAACGCGGTTGGATATGGCTATGCTCAAAGCCCTAATGAATCAACAGCACGATCTCAAGCTACATTATATGCCTCAGCTGATTTAGCAAAAAAGTTAGGAAAGCAACAAATTACAGCAGGTTTTGAAGTAACAGATATTGCTCATTATAAAGACGGTGATAAACATATATTCGAAGTTACTGTCAAATTAGGTCAAGTCTATTAATAAATTAACATATTTATACATATAAACATACAAAACATGAATATTACAGAAGTACGCAACGTCATTAAATCAGCTATCGCAGAAGCGATGGAGAAAGGCGGCCTACCAAAAAGTGGTGGTAAATTAGTACACCTTAAGAAGGAATTAGCTAGCTTAAAGAATATGAAAGAATCTTTAGGTCAATTGCAAATCGCTGAAGGTGGTGAACAACAATTCGTAGCTGAATATGCACACATGCAAAAATTCGTTACTGAATTAGAAAAAATTAAAACTGCTCACGCTAAATTAGCTGAAATGTTAGACAAACAAATTTCTGAAGTTGAAACTAAAGTTTCATCTGAAACTGAAAAGATCAAAGAAATGGTTGGTTTAATCGAAAAAGCTCCTAAAAAAGACGCTAAGAAAGCTCCTGCTAAGAAAGACGATAAAAAAGCAGAGCCTAAAAAAGCTGAAAAGAAAGAAGAGCCTAAAGCTGACGATATCAAAAAAAAAAGTAAAGAATTAAACGAAGCTTCATTTTCAAGTACTGATGTAAATGCTATCTTAAAAGCAGCTAGAGCTGCTGTTGAAGCAGGTAAAGAGGTAACTGTTGATGGTATTAAAATAGGAAAGGTAGTATCTGGATTAGGAAGATTTATTCCTGCTGATGGTAGCCAATCTTTAAAGATTATGGATTACGTTGGAACTCCTGAAAAGATTGTTATTGATGGAGTACCTGCTACATTGAAACCAATGGAACCTTCTAAACCACAACCTGATACTAGAACACCAGAAGAAAAAGCAAAAGCACAAGCTGCATTTGATGACAGATACGGACCAGGTGGTGGATATGATACAGCATTTGGAAGATACACAGGCGATTAATACTAAGTAAAATGATTAAATTAACTGATCTTATTTCTGAACGCGATTTATCCGCTAAGGAAGAAAAAATAGTAAAAGCATTAAAGAAAACAGGGAAATTTAAAAAGAACGACCCTGCTCTTTATGCCATCGCAGCTTCAAAAGCTGAAGGATTAGATCCAGTAGGTAAAGAAGATGACGACATCAATAACGATGGTAAAGTAGATAAAACAGATAAATACTTAGCTAATCGTCGTAAAGCAGTATCTCAAAACATAGATGAAACTCACTTAGATTGGCCTCCAACTCAAGATCACGAAGCTACAATGGCTATGGGTGAATTAAGAGATATGGTAGAAAATGGAATGAAAGTCTACAGAATGATCAAACCAAATCAACAATTACCAGGTTGGGTATCAGGATACATTACATTAGCTTCCGATTACATGCATAGCATAGCTGAATACTTAACTGAGGAAGAAGCTACGTTAGGCCAAGAAATGAATAATGAACAATAATAAAAGAATATTATTAGAAAAATACGTTAGAGTAGCTATTAAAAAAGCTATTCAAGAACAAGAAGCAGCACAAAAGCGAGCTGAAAAGTCAATGTATTTAATCTATCGTTTTCCTGGATTAAAAAAAGTAATGGAAGATTTAATGTCTCCATCTTTTGGTCGTTTTGTTACTGATATGAAATTAGTAGCACCAAAACCAACAACATTCTCTGCTAAATTAATTAACGAACAAGAATTTAATATCATTTATAATGGTAGAGGTAAATTTACAGTTAAAATAGCAGGTAAAAAATATAATGTGCAAAATTTAGGTGAACTAGAAAGAGCACAACAATCAATTGCTAATATATTAGAATTAAATTACGGTGTAGAAGAAAAAGCAGCTGCTGAAAAGCCTGATGCAGGCGCTGAAGCATTTAGTGCCGCTACTGCTGCTCCAGCAGGTGAAATACCAGCTGAAATACCCGCAGGAGATGAAACACCAGCTGAAGAAACACCTGAAGAAGAAATTCCAGCCGAAGCATAATATGAAAGTTATAGATAAAATATTATTAGAGTGGTCATTTCGATGCCACGATGGGATTGTTGATTTAAACGATCCTATTAAAATGTCTATATTAAATGAAATACTTGATAAATTGGGCATAAATTTAAATGAAGTAGTATCTTCTGATTCAGTAGAAGGAATTAATATTTTAAAAGATAAATTTGGATTTGGAGACGATAATTTTGTTGAAAAATCAGGCAAAACTTTTAAAGTATTAGTACCAAATAAAGAACGAGAAGAATATACTAAAAAAATATCCGATCTTGAAGGATTTGAATTATCTAAAAGAAATACAGTAAAATACAAATCATCTACTTTTGAAATAAAACCTAAAGATTCTTCTGAATCATATAATATAAAACCTCAAAATGTTGGTGTTAAAGGTGATTTTGATTATAATATAGATAACTTAAAAAGTGATATTAATCAATCTTTATCTTCACGTAATGATCTATCAGAAGCCCAAAAAAAATATCTTTCCCAATTACTATCAGGTAACATTGAATTAACATCTGAAGAATTAGCAGAATTAACTCAAGATAAAAATTTTATTAATCAAGTACAAAAGAACTTTGGAGAAATCAGTGGTGCTATTTGGTATATGAATGATAAATTTGATAGAGATTCTACCATCAAATTTCCAGCAATTGGTAATTTAGCATTAGTAGATTCATTTATTACTACTGGAGATGGAGATTTAATTAAAGTTTCTTCTAAAGCAGCAGGTGGTGGAAATATTATAAAACCAGAAGGACTATTAACTTCAGCAGACGAGACTAATTATCAATTTGAAGATAAAGATAAAGAATTTATTTTAAAAACAATTAATGATAATAATGTTATTACAGTAAATAGAATATTAGCTGAAAAATATGGTAATGATGAGGTTAAACAATTATTAGATAAATTAAATCAAGCATTGATAGATGACCCTCGTTTAAAACAACCAGATAATAGACGTTTATTATATGTTTTAGAAACTACATTAATTAAACAAATAAATGCTAAATTTAATTTTAATGATATATTTAATGATTTATTAGATATAGTTTATATTAAAACATTTATCAATCCAAAAACAGGAGAACCAAAATATTCCGCACAACCATCAGGGAATTATAAAGTAACATTACGATCAAAAAATACTGCTGATCCAGACCGTTCTTTAGAACGTATAGGATTTGCAATGTTGGATAAATAAATTATAGACAGATTCATAGCCTGTCGCATCGAATAATATTAAATGCAGCTGTGGCGCACCCAAAAGGTGCGCCCTCTCTATTTGGAAATGTCAAAACTTTTAATTAAATTTATAGATATGAAAAAAATTGTAATTATTGGAGCAGGTGTAGCGGGAATTAATGCTGCTACTAAACTAGTAGATAACGGCTACGATGGTAGTCTAATCACAATTATTGATAAGGGTAAAAACCCAATTGATCGTTTACCTGAAGAGGTAATGACTGGTATGTTAGGTGCTGGTGGTTGGTCTGATGGTAAATTAGTTGTATCAACAGTACAAGGTGGTCAGTTATCAAAGTATTGTGGTGAAGAAAAAGCTATGGACTTAATGAATGAAGTAGTAGCTAACTTTACTCGATTTCACCCACAACCAGATGCTATATCATGTTCTAATCCAACAGAAGAACCCGAGTTTATTAAGCCGTATTTTGATTTACGTATGTCGCTTGTGTGGCACATTGGATCAAATTTCTTACATGAAATTGCTAAAAATTGGTATCAATTCTTATTAGATAAGGGTGTTAATTTTATTTGGGAGAAAGAAGTAGTACATATCCATCTTGAAACTAATGATGTCCGCTATGGAGATCCAGGATGTGGTTGTAGAGCAGCTCATATGCCTTATGATGAGTTAATATTTGCTGTAGGAAAATCAGGTATTGATTTTGCTCAACTATTATCAAACCAATATAAATTACCTACTGAACCTAAAGCAGTACAAATTGGTGTTCGATTTGAATCACCACAAAAATACTTCCAGAAATTGATTGATGTATCTTATGATTTTAAGTTATATCAAAAACATGATAATGTATCTATTCGCTCATTCTGTACCAACAACAATGCTGCTTATGTAGCAGTAGAAGAAACATATGGTGATTTAAGTTACAACGGCCATGCTAAAAAAGGAGATGAATTTAAAAATGATATGACTAACTTTGGTATCTTAATGGAAATTAAGGGTATTGAAGATCCATTTAAGTGGAGTAGAGATGTAGTTAAACAATTACAAATTGATGGAAAAGGATTATATTATTCACCTAATAGAACTCGTACTCCTGGATTAACATCAGAAGGATCAACTGTATCTAGTTATCAAATTAATCACATACAACCATTTAAAGATGCTTTAGGTGAGTATTCAAACTATGTTCTTACTTTTATTAACCAAATGAATGAAATATTTGAGTTTGGTGATGATTGGGGAATTTATATTCCTGAGGTAAAGTACTTATCACCTGAACCACTAGTAAAGTATGAAGATTTATCTTTAACATCATTTCCTAATGTACACTTTGCTGGTGATGCTCTATCAGCTAGAGGTATTACAGTATCAGGAGCACACGGAATTTATATCGCAGAATCTTTAATAAAATAAAAATGTCAGAAACTAAAAAATTAAAAACAAAAGATAATTCTATTGTTTATTACGTAAACATAAAAGGAATAAATAAAATGCATAACTTTGATGGCCCCGCTTATATACCCCAGAGTAATAGACGTGCTGCTGAATATTATGTGTTTGGGGTTAAATTTACTAAAGATCAATTCGATAATATTAAGAAAGACAATAACGGTGTTCCGTTCTATAAAACAGCAGCCGCTAAATCTACAGGTGCTAGAGTATAGTCAAAGTAAAGATCGTACATTTAATGTATGAAATATCAACGAATATACGAACACGAAGACACTACTGAGACTTGGACATTCGATACTGATAAGTTCAGAAATGGACCTATTAGTGTCGAAATTAAGTATAAAAATGGTGCTGATAAACAGAAAAACTGGAATAAATTAGCTAAACAATCTAGAGATGATAAGCGTAGTGCTCGTCAAATGAAAAAAATAAACGAACGAAACAAATGAGAATAGGATTAGCAGGTACAATGTCTGTAGGTAAAACTACATTAGTAAAAGCTCTATCAGAATTAGAGCAATTTAAAGACTATCATATTGCTACTGAACGTAGTAAATACTTACGTGATTTAGGTATTCCATTAAATACGGATTCATCATTAAATGGTCAATTTGTATTTTTAGCTGAACGTGCTAGTGAATTATTACGTGAAAATGTATTAACAGATAGAACAATATGGGATGTCTGTGCATTTACATTCTCAGCTAAATCAATTGATTGGTTTGCTAAACGTTCATTTGTTGAAGCTGCTATGATGCTTCGTGATCAATATGATGTAGTATTTTATGTATCACCTGAAGGTGTGCCTATTGAAGATAATGGTGTACGTACTATTGATGCTGAATATCGTGATAAAATCGATTGGGTTATTAGAGAATCATTAGAAGAATATAAACCTAAGAAATTGGTATATATTAAGGGTACAACTGAGGAACGCATTGCTACAATTTTACAAAATTTATAATATTTATATGCACAACAACAATAAAATGAAAGTATCGGAACTACAAGAAATTATACGCACTGCCATTAAAGATGTGGTAAGCGAAGCTGAAATATCTCCACAAGAGAAAGCAGCTAAAGATGCAGAATTAAATGCAATTAACAAACAAATAGCAGCACTAAATGCTAAAAAATCAGACTTAGCTTCTGGTAGAACATCAGTAGTATCTGAAAATGATTTAGATGAATTAGCTAACGTAGCAGTACGTTATGAATTAGCTCCTAATGTTAATGCAGGTGATTTTGCTGGTAAGAAAAATAGAATTATTACAGCAATGCAAGCTACAGAAGAACCAATGTCAAAAATTGATGTAGCTGGTGAATTAGGATATAACAAACAAAATCCAATCAACGCTGATTTTATGGAACTTGTAGCTAATGGTACTATCATAGCTTCAGGCGCTCAAGCGGCTCCACGTTTAAATCGTCCAGCTGGTGAACCAGCTGCTGCTACTGCCGCTGATAGTGAGTTTGACTTTATTCAAGGTGATATGAGTGATGAAGAAATTGATGCTAGTTTTGCTAAAGCTGCTGCTGCTGGAGATGAAGAACCAGAAATTGGTGATATTGAAAAAGCAGATGCCTCTGCTTCTCAAATGTCAGATGATGATTATGAAGCGTTTATGAAAGTTTCTGATTTAGAAAATCGTTTAGCTTCTACAAAATCTAACATTTTAAAATTAAAAAAAGGTAAAAACACTGCTGGTGATATCAGTGATAGACCATCAGATGAATTACAACGCTTACGTGATTTAAAAACATCAATAGAAAAACGTATAGCTGATACAGTTGCTTCTTCTAAATATTTACAACAACGTCAAGAAAAAACTACAGGTAAAAAATATGAACCTATTGATATTGAAGATGTAGAAACAGAAGAACCATTAGATGAATGGACAAAAGGTCAAATGCAATATTACGCAGGAATAAAAAAATAAAAATATGTTTTCAAAATTAAAAAAATCATTACCAATTATTATACTTGCAGTAGTATCTGTATTAGTAGGTAGTGTATTATTCGAAAAATGCAGTAGCAACGTTGAACACAAAGCATTTTTATCTCAAATGGATAGCTTACATAAAGTAAACGATTCATTACAAGTAGAAATTGCTAAAGACGATGCTGTAATTGATTCATTAAATTATGTTAGTGAAGTTTTAACTGATAAGTTAGCACATCAAAAGACAAAAGTAATTAAAATTGTTGAAACTATTGAAGTAGAAAAAAACAACATTGATAATTTACAAGAACATCAATTAGTATCTTTTTACAACACAAGATATCCAGTAGATACAGTAACTAACCCATTACCATTAGCACAACCAGTACTAGTTAGCGCTGCTAAGGATTTAGTGGAATTAGATGGTGCTAAACAAATTATCGTATTAAAAGATAGTTCAATTGCAACTTTAGAAACTAAAGTAGCTGTTAAAGACAGTGTTATTACTAAATACATTAGCAAAGAAGATAAATTTAGATTAATCTTAACTAACAAAGATAAAGAAATTGCTGGTTGGGAAGGACAATATCAAAAATTAGAATTGCAATATAACAAACTAAAAGTTAAATCTAAATTCCAACGTATAGGAAGCTATATCGTAATTGGTGGTTTAGGTTACTTGATGTTAGCAAAATAAAACCCCACGCCCCCACACATAGTTAAGGCTCAATCGTAAGATTGGGCCTTTCTTATATATTTATATACATGAGTCAAGCAAATATAAAGGAAATTATTAAGGCGGAATACATTAAATGTGCTACCGATCCTGTACATTTCTTTAGAAAATATTGTTATATCACTCATCCTGTAAAAGGTAGAGTATTATTTCATTTATACCCATTCCAAGAGGATGTATTAAATGATTTTAGAAATAACAGATTTAGTATTATAAATAAATCAAGACAGTTAGGTATATCTACACTATCAGCTGGTTTTGCTTTATGGACAATGTTGTTTAATAAAGACAAAACAGTGTTGTGTATTGCAACAAAGCAAGAAACAGCTAAAGGAATGGTAGAGAAAGTACAGTTTATGTACAATTCATTACCTTCTTGGTTAAGAGGCAATATAAAACCAATATCAGATAACAAATTATCGCTAAAATTAGCCAATAACTCTCAGATAGTCGCTACATCAGCCGCATCAGATGCAGGTAGATCGTACGCCGTTTCGTTATTAATTGTGGATGAGGCTGCCTTTATTGAAGGTATTGATAGAATCTATACGAGTATTAAACCAACTATTGCAACAGGTGGAGGAATTATAGCATTATCATCTCCAAACGGTGTTGGTAACTGGTTCCATAGAATGTATAGTGAGGCTGAAATTGGAAAAAATGAATTTAAAGCAATTAGATTAAGATGGGATTTACATCCTGACAGAGATGAAAAATGGGAAATTACAGAGCGAGCAAACATGTCTCCTCGTGAATTTGCTCAAGAATATGATTGCGACTTTTTAGGATCTGGTAACTCAGTTATTGAACCTGACTTATTATCTTTTTATGAAGAAACTTTTATACAAGAGCCTGTTGAGCGTCGCTTCATGGGTGGTGATTTTTGGATTTGGCAGTATCCTGATTATACTAAGCAGTATTTGGTTTGTGCTGACGTTGCTCGCGGAGATGGTTCGGACTACTCAGCGTTTCATGTCATCGATGCTACCACGTGTGAGCAAGTGGCTGAATATAAATCACAAGTTGATACTCGTACTTATGGTAATATGCTCGTTTCTGTTGCTACTGAATATAATAATGCTTTA